TCGCGGGCCGCCGCCGTGATGCGGGAGAATTGAGCGACGATAGCGTCCGTGCCGTTGGTAGCTGCGGTTTGCATTGCGCTCCAGGCCGTCTCTGCGTCGGTCTGCATGNGCCCATAGCCATGAAATTGACATCGGTAATCTCTGCGGCCTGGTTGGAGCTTTCGGTGACGGCCTCGGTAGTGGTCTCCGCCGCTCCGGTGACTTCCTCCTTGTATTGCGAAGTATCGACCACAAGGGAGGTTTCCTTGCTCGCAGCGTCATCAAGTCCATTGATGGACCCGCTCAGATCGTTTACGGCCTCTTCGCTCTCCTTGGCTCCGCCGAACAGGTTAGAGAAAAAGCCTACGACCTTGCCCACGCCGTCGGCCAGCCAGCCTACCACTTTGCCCAGGACCTCGGCTATGATGCCCAGGACGTTTCCGATGACCTCAAGCACAGGGCTGATGGCCTCCAGGATGGGCGAGATGAGGCCCAGCAGTTGGGCGATGGGGGGCAGCAGCGCTTCGGCCAGCTTTTGGATGACTGGCACAAGGGGCTGAATGATGGACGTGCTTAGGGTGCTCAGGATGTCCACCAGGGGCGGCATGACGGTTTCCGCTATCATGCCTACGATGTTCGCCACAGGCGGCAAGATGGTCTGAGCCAGGTCTCCGAATACCTGCAAGAGTGGTAATCCGGCCTCGAATACAGACCCCAGAACGTCGGTCAGGATAGGCAACAGGGTCATGCCCAGCTCCGTGATAACCGGCATGGCCTGGGCAAGCCCGTTGCTCAGCATATCCACAAACTGCATAAGCATCGGCTCGATGACCGGCCAGCTATCCAGGATGGTGCTGAACAGGCTTTCAATGACCGGAGTAAACCGGCTGCCCGCGTCGGCCATGAACTCGCTCCAGATACCATTTAGGTCCTTAGTGCTGTTCACCAGGCCGCCGGTGCTGTTGGCCGCCGATTGCTGGATTTTCTCGGTCTGCCCCAGCAGGGCATTCATGCGGACCTGGGCCAGCGTTGCATCGTCCATTTCGTCTATCTGGTCTCCCAGGCCCATAGATAGGGCGGTATTCTTTAGGGCAACCTCATCAATGTGGATGCCGTACTCTTCCAGGGCCGCGCTGTTACCGCTGATGTAGTCCTGGACCACGCCCAGGGCCTCGGTATCATCCATAGCAAAGGCGTTGCCGAAGTCGTAGGCAAGGGAGGTCGTGAGCTTTGAAAGCTCTGCGGCCGCCTCCCCGGTGATGCCCATTTCCCCATATAGGGCCTTGTTGGACACCATAAAGGACTTGACTTCATCGCTGCTCCGGTGGATGGCGTCGGCGTAGTTCTCTGCCCACTCTCCAGCGTCGGTGCCTGCGAAGTTGGCCTCGAACTTCCGGCCCACATTTTCAGCAGATCCGGCTGCTTCGATGGCGGCAGCGCCCAGCTCCTTGAGCATATCAATTCCAGCCTGGATTGCCTCAAAGCCGATAAAAGCAGCGAGAGCGCCCTTGATGGCCTCTTTGATTTCGCCTCCGGCCTTGTCGCCCTCATCGCCCATATCATCCAGGTCTTTTCGCGCATCGTCGGCCTCATCGCCCACCTTGTTTATTCGGTCGGCTGCGGCCTCGACTGCCCCCAGGAACTTACCCCGGATGGTGTTGATTGGGTGCGTGAACGCGGTCCCGATGCCCTTTATTCCGGTCTTGACCTTTCCGGTGAAGTCGGAAAATTTTTTCTGGGAGTAGCCTATGGCCCCGTCAAATCCGGCCTTTATGGTCTTTGATACGCTGTTGGTTTCCCTGGCCGCAGCGCCCATAGATTTACCCACGGCAGCACCGAAGCTGTCCGCGTCCCGGCCAATATCCCGGAAGCTGGTGCCTACATCGTCTGCGTCATCCTCCAGGTCATCCAGGGCGTCGCTTGCGTCTCTGGCTCCGTCTCTGATTGCGTCAGTACCGGCGCGGACGCGAGCGCCCATATCCTGTGCAGCATCCTCTACATCCTGGGCGCGGTCCACAATCTGCTCCAGGCGATCTATCGTCTCGCCCAAGCGGTTTATTGCGTCATCCAGGCCAAAGTCCATGCCAAAGGTAAGCTCCCGGTTGTCTGCCATTGGCTCCACCCCCTTTCTGCAAAAAGTAAAGCAGCG